TGGGTGCCGCGGTTCAGCGCGGTGTCAGCCCAGTCGGGGCCTGACGTTGGCGAGCACGGTGAACGTCGACAGCGGCGCGCCGCTCACGTCGTCGACCGCCGAAAGAGGGCCGGTGCCCGGGCGTACGCCGCGGATCACCGGGCCGGAGTGGACGAGGAGCAGGCCCTGGCAGAGCATCGCCAGGTCGTGCGCCTGGTCGTCGTCCTCATGCCAGCAGGTGACGCGCAGGGTGACGCGCGCGTTGGCCATGGACGAGTGCGGGACGTCGGTGTCCTTGCGGACCATGACGTGCCGGAAGACCTCTTCCGGGGCGCGGCTGGTGGGCACCTTCGTGCCGACCGTGACCCCCGCTGTGAAGCCCGCGCCGCGCCCGGCGCGGGGGGGGCGCAGGCCGGCGGCGCCGGCGGACTGCGCGTCGTCGAAAACGGTGAGCGGCTTCACCGCTGCCACGACCGGATCTCGATGCCAAGCTCGCCGGCGGCCCGAGTGAGGACGCCGTCGCGGGCCTGCCAGGCCATGCCCCGTACGTCAGCGATCGTGACCGACGCGGCGTCACGGTCGCTGGTGTACCGCTTCACCCGCACCGATGTGCCCGGAGGCAGGGAGGCCCGGACGCGCACCTGGATGTTGAGCGCCACCTCGTCGACCATCGCCCGAACCTCGGGCGACTGGAGGACCTCCCGCACGCCCCGCCGGTCGAGTTGAAAGGACTGCAGCATGGCGGCCTCCTCTCAGCCGGTGGCCCGGGTCATGGTGAACTCGATGTGATGGACCGACCCGGTGAGGGGGTCGGGCCACTCGGCGACCTCGCCCTGGACCTCGAGCGTCATGCCGCGCCACTCGAGACGGTCCGTGGCTGTGATGTCCGGGCGGGCGCCTTCGTCGGACTGCACCCGCCACCCGGTGGTGACCGCGTCCCGGGTCGCGTCCGCAGCCCCGGATGCGGTGCTGTTGCCCTCCGCCTGCGAGGCGGGCTGGATGTTCAGCCCGTCCACGACCAGGCGCTGCACGGCATCGGGCGACCAGTCGGCCACCTCGTTGCCGCCGCGGTCCGAGCGCGTGCCCGCGCGTACGCGGGTGAGGCTGTCGAAGAAGAAGGACATCAGACGTCCCCCGATGATCGGACCTTGTGCCGGTTCACCGTGCTGATCCACGTCTCGGTCGCGCCGGACGCGGCCTGCGCTCCGAACGTGAGGCTCTGCCCGCCGACGGCCTTGGACTGGACGCCGACCGGGATGGTGAAGGCGGCCTCGGCCCGCTCGAGGATGGCCTCTTGGATGTCCTCCGGGATGCCGTCCTCCCAGGAGTTCTCCCAGCCGTGGGTGTACGTGACCTGCAGGCAGCGCAGCCGGTCCGGCCAGACCAGGCAGCCGAGGCGGCGCAGGATGCCAGCATCGGACCAGGAGTAGTCGCTGCCTTCGATCAGCGCCTGGTCGTCGAGGAGGACCTCCGCCACGGACCGGGTCGGCCACACCGGCAGCAGGATGGACTGACGGCCGTTCCCGTCCAGGACCACCACGTCGTCGTTGACGAGGGTGACCCGGTGGCCGACCTGCCCTCGGAACCGGCGGCTGGCCGCGCGCAGCGCGGCGAGCAGCTTGGGGTCGTCCTCGGACCGGCCGAGCTGCACGGCGAGCTCGGCCGGGTCCGCGAGGAACTCGTCAGCTGCCACCGTCGGCGGCCTTGTTCGCTGCCGAGCCCCGGGCCTTGTTCGCCGCCGAGCTGCGGCGCTTGGCCGGTGTCTGCACCGGTTCGGCGGTCGCGGCCTGGCCGTCGCCCTCACCCGACGGGCCACCAGCCGCCTGGCCGTCGTCACCGGGTGCCGTCGACGGCTGCACCGGCTCCGTCTCCGTGAGGCCGACGGCCATGTCCTCGGAGACCACGGCGCCGGCGTCGGACATTGCGGCCGCGGGGCTGGCTGGGTCACCACCGTCGTCCCCTCCGCTGTCGTCGCCCGACGCCGTCACGGGCTCGATCGTCGGTACGGCGTCCGAGACCTGGTACGGCGCGAGCGCGCCGAGCTTGGCCGCGTCCTCGTCGGACAGCTTCATGACAGTCTCGAAGCCGTTCCGCACCACGCGGTACTTCTTGAGCGGACCGCTCACGGCGGCCACCTCCTCGATGAGTTGATCCGCCGGCACCACGTCGGAGGGCGGCCCGCACGTCGCATTCGCTGCTCCGCACGGACATCGCCCTCCCGCGTTGCGGTGGACGAACAGGGTCACGGGGCGATCAGGCCGGCCGTTCGCAGCTTTGCGAGCAGCCCGTTGATCACCGTCCGGGCCGCCGCCAGGTCGACGACGACCTTGTCGAACTCGGCCTTGGTCGGGGTGGCGCCGGCGGCGGCCGCCGACGTCAGCGCGGCCATGTCGGTCTGGGCTGCGGACTGCTTGCCTTCGCGGGCCTTGCCCGCGCCGGGCTTCAGGTACGCCATGGGTCGTGCCTCCTATCAGGCCGTCAGGTCCATCTCGACGAACGCGGACGGCTGGATGACGCCGAACGCGGCGCGCATCTCGGCGAGGATCGCGACCAGGTTGCGGACGAAGAAGTCCAGGTGGCTGTCGGTGACCTGGATGGTCGCCTGCTCGCGGTCCCACAGGATGGCCTTGCGGAAGTCGCCGCAGTAGCCGGTGCCGGACGGCACGGCCTCGGTCTCGATGACCGGGACGCCCCACAGGACCTGCGCCGTGCCCGCCCCGCCCGGGCCGCCGAAGTAGAAGCGCGCCTCGTTGTCCTGCAGGAGGTCGAGCGCCTCGGTGTCGGCCGGGTTGAGCAGGTAGGCGTTGGCCACCGAACGGCCGACGGTGCGGACCTTGGTCTTGGCCTTGCGGGTCGTGGTGAGCAGGTCCGTGTCCCAGGCCTGCGCCTGGACGCCGGAGACGTTCCCCAGGCCCTCGAAGTTCTCCCCGGTGTTGTCGCCCTGGATCATCTGATCCTCGAGCTCTTCCTCGAGCCCGTACATCAGGAACGCGTCGATCAGCGTCCGCACCTGCGCCGCGTCGGACAGCGCCCGCTTGGTGGCCGGCATCCAGTGCGCGATCGTCTTGACCGCCGCCGTGACCTTCGCGAGGGCGAGGCCGGACTCCGGCTTGTAGCCGCCGTTCGCGTTGTTCACCAGCGCGCCCGCGCCGCCCGGCGCGGTGGGTGCCGCCGAGGACGTCGCTTCCGCGACCGGGGCCGCGCTGTTCGTCACCGAGGTGACGCGCACGTACTCGACAGTGTCGCTGGTCGTGGTGCCCGGGGTGACGACGTCCCGCAGCCGAAGCGGCCGCTGGAAGACGTCGAGGCCGACCTGCAGGCCACGGAAATCGTTGGTCACGAAGGACCCGGCGGACGTGTCGGAGCCGCCCGTGACCAGGCTCTTGAAGCCGACCATCTCCGACTGGACGCGCTGCTTCGCGCCGAACTGCCCGCCCTTGGCCTGGCCGAGCAGGGCCTTGTACTCGGGCGACTCGGTGAACTGCTCACCGAGACTCTTCTTGGCGTCGGGCAGGTGGAAGCCGGACGCCGACTGCCTGTTGCCCTTCTCGTCGGTCTTGGCGTTCAGAGCGATGTCGTCGCCGAGCTGAGCCAGCGTGGCCTTCAGCTCGTCGTTGCCCTTGCGCTCCTCGATGGCGGCCTTCGCGGCGGTCGCCTTCGACATGTGCTCGCGCAGCTGCCCGGCCTCTTCCGGGGTGAAGTCGCGCTCGGCTTCCTCCGCGGCCTTGTCAATCGCCTGGGCCGTGAGGAGGTGATCCTTCATCTCCTCGGAGAGTTCCTTGATGGTCTTGGCCATGGGGCCTATCTCCTATTCCGTGAGCGAGGCCTCGAGCTCCAAGAGCGCGAGGTCGGTGCGCAGACGGGCGGAAACGGCACCGGCCTTGGCGGCATCCTCGGCGGATGCTTCGCGGGGGTCCGGGGTGGTCTCGTCCTCGGTGCTGCTCTTGCTGGTGTCCTCGGTGGCGGCCTGGGCGGGCGCGGGCTCTGGGGTCTGGGCGGGCGGCGTGGTGCCGCTGGCCGCCGCAGAGCCGGGCTGGCCGGTCGTCTCCGGGGTGTTCTTCGGGGCCGTCGCGGCCCGGGCCTTCTCCGCTTCGGGATCGGGCTCGGGTGCGGCGGCGGCCAGGACCTCACCGATCGACTCGTACGCCGAGGTGAGGCGGTCGAAGTTGGGCTGGGACAGGACGCGGCCGGCCTTGGCGCCGGCCGCGATGTGGGCGGCCTTCGCGGCGAGGAGCTCCGTCTCCCTGTTGACGCCAAGGAGGCAGGGGCCGACCTCGTGGAGGTCGACCTGGCGGAGCTCGTAGTAGCCGCCCCAGCGGTGGTTGTCGTCCTTCACCCAGGCGCCGCCCCCGTTGGGGACGTCGTAGGCGAAGGAGAACTGGGTGACCCGGCGGCCCTTGAGCAGGCGGTAGACCTGCTTGGCGGTCGGGTTCTCGTCGTCGCCGACGGTGAGGTCGTCGATCTGGCCGAGGACCTCGAGGCCCTCGGCGGTCTCCTTCGCCTCGACGACATGCCCGACGTGAGAGAACGGGTCGGACCACTGGTGGGA